TGATGTCTTTGCCCATTTGTTTGGCTTTGTCAATGACCGACGTGATCGCTGTGGTGATTTTGGTCGTCGTGTCACTCCACCATGAGGTGATGTCGCTTTGCAGCTTGCCAGAAAAGACGTATTGAATCGTGTTGTACAGCGTCATGAATCCGTTGACCAAGCCCTTGACATAGTCAACGAACAACGGAAAGACGAATCTGATGATAGGCACCAAGACCTGCACCAAGACCCCGACCACGTTCAACACCGCCTTGACGATGTTGCCCAGGAATTCACCAATGGGCGCCATCTTTTCGCCTTCGGTGACAATGTCGCCGAATGCGGTCTTGGCCACGTCGCCCAGCGGTGCCAGTTGATTGTAGGCATCCTCGAGGACGCTGACGAGTTGGTCCCAGATTGGACCGACGATATCCCAGAAGATGGTGACTTGGTCAGTCACTGCGACCATGGCCGTATCAAAGGTCGCTTTGAGGTCTTTCGCCGTGGTGATGACGGTGTCGATGGCGTCGGTGATTGCGGTAAACGTTGCATCCCAATCCACCGACATCACTGCATCGCCGATGCCCCCAAAGACGGACTCGAAGAGGCTTTGCAGTCCGACCCAATCGACGCTGTCAATCCATGCTTTGAAGGCGGTCGCCATGTCTTGCACGGCTGGCACGATGTACGCCACGGCGAAGCGTCCAAGCTCCTGCAGGATGGGCAACAGCGCTTCGCCGACGGTTTGCTTGGCGTCGTTCATCTGCTCTTCGAGGACTTTCATTTGGCCAGCGTAGGTATTGACCGCCGCCGCCGCACTGCCCCCAAATTGCGAATTAAGTTCGCCAAGGATAAGCGCCTGCGCCCCTGCGACGTCACCGGCTTCGACCATGCCCTTAATCATCTCTTTTTGGTCTTCGGTGAATTGCACGCCAACCCGGCTCAACGCGCCGATGCCAGCGACAGGATCGTTCAACGCCTTGCCGACTTGCACCGTCGCCGATTGCAAGTCCATGCCCATGGCTTGGCTCATGTCAAGGATTGCCGACGTCGCCTCTTCGAACTTGACGCCTTTGATTTCCTTGAAGGTGGCAAGGACATTCTGCGCCGACAAGATGGCGTCATCGCTAAACAAAGACATGCCATTGGCGGCGCTGAGGTCGCTGGCAAGATTGGCCATCTCTTCGGCAGTGAATCCCGCTGCCGCACCGGTGGAGGCGATGACGGCTTGCGTCTGGGCGAAGACGTTCTGAAACTCCGTCGCCTCTTTGATGCTGTCGGTGAAGAATCCGCCAATCATTTGCAGACCGCCGCCGACCGCATTGATAGCCGCCTCGCCGATCCGTCGCATGGCACCGGTAGCAATTTCGCCAAGGACATCGAAGCCACCACCGGCGGACTTCGCCGTCTTCTCTAGCCCGCCGACGGCGCGCTCGGCATCGCTCGCCGCCTTTTCGACGCTTGTGGCATCGCCTTGAAATCGAATAATTACGGTCTCTTCAGCCACGGTTCTTTCGCTTTCTCACGTCCGCTTCGATGCTCATCATGGCCAATGCTTGCTCACAGATGTGCCACGGTGGCAGGTCTTTGGGCGGGCAGTGATACACGTCACGACACAAAATCAGTTCGATATATTCCAGTGGCGCAGGCGCTGACGTCCAAAGGTGCGCCATCACCTGCGTCTTTAGTTTCCCAGGTCGTCGCCCTGTAGTCGCTTCATCAGCGCTTGTGTGATAAGGCGCAGGTGCTTTGCGGGGAGGTCATCGACGTCCCTGCCGTCATCCACGGTCACGCACTTGCGTAGCACGGGCATGACTGCGTCGATGTCTCCACCAGACTTCTGTAGTGCAATAAGGTCTCGGATTGTCACTTTGTCGGCATCAATGGTGTACATGGCATCTCCTCGGCATCTTGGCATCTGGCAAAGGCGGAGGCGATGCCGTGACCTCCGCCCAAGCCCTCAGAAACTAGGTGACGGCGGTGTAGGTGATTCCTGGCGCGCGCACCGTGAAGCTGACCATGATGGGGCCAGCGCTCGAAGCGTCAATCGGTGGGTAGTCGATGGATGTGATGTAGCCGACGGTCTTGGTCTCGTAGCTGTCGGCACCGGAGGCGGCGCCTAGTGGGAGCCACTTCACTTGCGTTGCGGTGCGCGCTTCGAAGAGTGTGCGAGCAAGCTGCCATGCTTCGCCAGCGGTCTCGGTGGAGAGCGTGTTGACCGTCACTTCGACCGGCTCATACTTGCCGATGGTGGTGACCGCATAGTTGCCGTCGAAGGTGTAGGCTTCGCCGGTGGTGACCGTGGAGGTCACGGCGTCAACGCTTTGCGATGACCCGCTGATGTCCACGTATGCGCCGCTGCTGTAGATGCTGACCGTGGCGGCGGCACCGTTCACGGCGGTGGATGTCTGTGCCATGTAATGTCTCCTTATTCGATGATTTCCGTGATAGTCAGTGTCGCCGTCACGGCGTCATGGTACGATCCTGACGCCTGTGGCCACTCGAGGACGGAGCTGCGCAGCTGACAGCGTGTCAGTGTCCAGCGATTCGTCACCAATGTGCGCACCGCATCATGGTACGCTGCGAGGTAGCCTTGGACATCGGGTTGAATGTCCTTGAGACCGAAGCCCATGCCCGCCTTGCGAATCAGCGCAATGTCGGTGATGGTCCACTCCGTCGAGAGCACATGGCCAGACCCGAAGGTCTGGGTCTTTGTCATCGACGACGAGAAGCCAATGGCGTTGATGACTCGGCATGGCACATTGGCGATGTCAAAGTGATTGCGCATCTCATCGCCGACATGAACATCGTAGGCGTAGCCCGTGATGGTCATGGCACCGATGGTCGTGACAATGGTTGCCAGCTGACTGCCCATTATGACCTCCGTCGATATGGCCGAAGCAATTCGAGGACGTCACTGGGAATGCGTGGTGCGGACAAGACGACGCCATCGGCGGACACGATGGGACGGTCGCTGTCTGGCGTGCCGTCACGCTGGCGATACAGATAAGCACCGATGCGGAGTGCAGCCTGCACGATGTCCGCTGACGGTGTAGCACTGTATGCCCACTTGGCGGTCACACTGACCGACTCTTCGATGGTCGAGGTGTATGTCCACATGATATTCGCACTGCTCTTGATGCGGATGGCGTACTTCGGCGTCATGTTGCCAGGCAAAAGTACGACGTCCGATGTCGAGATGGCAGTGCCGTCGCCATTGGTGATGCTGGTGAGTTCATAGAATTCACTGAAGCCCATCGACAGCGTGTAGGAGTCGAGAAGGTCGCCGCCGTCCAAGTACGATGTCGGAGTGAACTTCTTCACCGTCCCTGAACCTGACCACTCGAAGACACGATGCGTGAACTCTTCGATGACATGCTGGGCACGGTCTGCAAAGAGTGCCAGCTGGGTGTCATCGGAGTTGCCATTGATCTTCATGTAGTTTTTGAGGTCGGTCGCGGTGATGTACGCCACTATGACACCTTCTTTGGCTTCGGCTTTTCGGTCTTTGGTTCCTCGATGGCAACCGCGCTGCCTTGCTCGATGAGAATCTGCGCATCGGCGTCGGTCGTCTCGTAGATATCGCCTGGCTCGAACACGGTGTGCACGTTGCCGTCACTGTGGACGAGGCGGTGGATAAGTTGTATTTGCATGGCATCTCCAGAGACGGGACGGCACCGAAGCACCGTCCCGTCAGCGTGTTACTAGGCGTGGGTGCCGACGGCGAATGCTTCGGGTTGTGTCACGTCGCCACCGTAGCGCCATGACGCAACGATGTAGGTGATGCCCTTGCGTACGTCGCGCCAGCGGTCAATCTGCACGCCCGAGGTGCGCTCACAGAAGGCGTAGTAGGCAAAGTTCCCGAAGTAGCTCGACTTGTTGGTCGTACCGATGGCGGCTACGGCTTCGCTGAGTGCTACGTTCCAGCCTTCGATTTTGCGCTGGCCGTTCTCGATGCTGGTCAACGGATGATAGTTGGTCAGGTCGAGGGTGCGGATAGCGCCCCACGTGGCGTTGCGCATGACCCAGCCTGTTTGGCCATTCTGCAGGTAGTTGCCGTTGACTGCGGTGGACAGTGACACGACCTGTGCATTGGTGTATGCTGCGGCGCTCAATGTCACGCTGTTGGTCACGCGGGTTGCCAAGCCGTAGGGCTGGCTTGATCCTGTGCCGTTGATGATGTAGTTGTTCGATGACACGGCCATGGCGCGAGCGATTTCGATTTGTAGAAACTGCTCGAGGTTGCTCGACGTGTCGGCCAAGAGTTCATCGGACAATGCGAATTCCAATGTGTCCTTGTAGAGCTGGATGGTCTTCGAGTTGGCGAAGTTTGGCTCGCTGGCGGTGGCAGTGACGCCTTCGCCGACAATCCCTGAAGTCGCCTTCGTGCTCTGTGCAGGCATGATGTGCTTCCACGATTCCGTGGTGATGCGCGTGAATGCAAATTGGCCAAGGAGTGACATGTCGTCGCGCTTGGCAGTGATTTCACGGTTGACCGTGGTCGGAACAGTGAAGCCACCGTCGTTGTTGGTGCCTTCGGTCATGGTCTTGAACGCATGGCTCTTAGCGTTGTGCAATACGTTGAGTGCGCTGGCATCGGCGGTACCACGGATGAAGCTCTTGTAGGCACGTTCGTAGTCACGGCTGGCGAAGGCATCTTCGCTGTCCACTACGGCTGGCAACGTCTTGACTGCGGGGGCTGGCACGAAGGTGCCACCATTGACGGGCTCGCCTGCCAATTCATTGATGGCGGCTTTGACTGCGTCTTTGATGTCTGACATGGTTGGTGTAATTCCTTGCTGAGAATCGGTTATATGGTCATCGCCTGACGTGGTGCCAGCATCGCTCGACACCGTGTCCTCATGGCGCTTGACTGCGGATAGGGTTCGGGGCTCTGCTGGCGTTGGCGTCAGTGAGATTTCACCGACGACCCAGCGCTTCACTTCGCCACCGTCTCGGACGACGAGATGACTCAGTGCACCCGTCGAGAGTCCAAGGGCTCCCGACTTCACCAGCATCATCACGTCGCCGACGTATTTGTTGCGACGGTCGAGTTCGATTTCGACATCGATGCCGTCATCGGTCGGCATCCACGCTTTGACCGTGCCAATCTGGCCACGCATGGAACCGAGACTGTGGTCGTAGTAGACGGGCATGCCGACGAAGGGTCGCGTGTCGCCGAAGTCCGTGTCTTTGGTGAACGTGTCGCCAGTGAGGTCTTCACCGCCATACACGACGCCACGACCACGGATTGTATAGTCTGCAACGGCTTTGACACCGCCACCGAAGGATTTGACAAAGCCCATCAGTTTCTCCCCAGCAATCGACGTGCCAATGCTTTGGCGGCGTCGCTTACTTCCATTGTTGCGGTATTGTCAAGGGCTTTTTGTACACCCCCTTCCATCTCTGCTTTCCATGACTCTGGCAACTGTGCGACGAAGTTCTCACCCTTGCGCTTGGCCAATGCGATGAGGCGTTGTTTGAACTCTTCGAAGCTCACGTCGCCCTGATAGCGCCCCCACGATGAGACCGCAGCGGGAATGTCCGTCGGAGTCACGACGGGGAAGTTGCGGGTCTCAGGAATCACGAAGTCCGAAGCGGGCATCTCCTCGCGTTGCGCTGGCGTTGTGTTGCGGTCGACAAGCGCTGCGACTTCCATGTCGGTCTCTTCGATCATGGCTGGCTCTGCTTCGGCTTCCATGGTCTCCATGACGATGGTCGCTTCGGGAATCACCCAGAACTTACACACTGCGTATTCTTCGACCATGCCTTCGACGATGGCACATTGGCCATATCCTTCGGTGGTCGTTGGCTGATAGAAAAAGCAGTGTTCGCAGGCAATGCCTTGCGTGGCGAAGGGGTTCTTTGCTGCTTCCATGTAGTGCGCACCGTTGGCACCGACGCCCCAGTCGAACTTCCCCGCTTCGTGCGTGACTTCGACGAGCGACGACACCAACATGCGCTGGCGTGTGTTGAACTCGGCGCCGATTTCGATGGCTTTGACTGCCTTCGGCTCTTCGTCCATGACCATGGCATCGTCGACGCCGTCATCGCCGAGGTCTTGCATTGACTTCACAATGTCGTTGGCCATCTTGCGTGCCGTGCGAATCAACTTCATGTCCGCTTCGCTGTGACGGCGGCTCGCTTTGTAGGCTTCCTTGGTCTCACTCATTTCATACTCCTTCAGAATTTGATTCGCCCATGTGCGACCCTCGTCGCCACCCCAGCCCATCCATGCCTGCCATCCTTTGCCCTGCTCATCCCATGTAGAGCCATCTTTGTCCACCTCGTGGCGGTCGAAGTACGACACCATGCGCTGGATTGTTTCGATGCTCACAGGCTGGCGTCGTGACAGTTGCGATGCTCGAGCAATGCCAATGCTCGTCATGCCTCGCTCGGACGGTGGCTTCGACGCCCTGACCTCGAGTGCCATGCGGGCATTGTTTGCCACAGTGGCAGGCGGTGTGTAACTTGGCATCAGATATTCTCCATTGCTTTGGTCACGATGTACTGCAAGTCGCCTCGCTGATGAATGCGCTCCGCCGCTTCGCGCGCCGTCGTCCAGCGCCCTTGATGAATTTGTGCCTGCTCATCGCCG